CTCTGTGATCTCATCTTTTAAGTTTGGATAAGTTTTCCAGTGCATTCGCTTATTGCGATTGACCAGTTCCCTCCACGTTTCCCTACGCTTTTTCTTAGGTAGGTAACGTGTGTACTTCATGTGTACTGTGATGTCGGACAAGATTTCAGTTGCTAATTCCATTTAGTTCTCCCCATTTTTAAATTTCTTGTAAATCTCCGCTAACCGCTGTTTCTGATTTTTAGCTGCCTCTTTGTTTATGTCAGCAATAGAATTGCCATCTGGTTCTAAAACTTTCATCTTTACATTTGCTGTATCCATACTCATCGGGTAAACCAATCCATCAGGACCATTCCTATTCTTTGCCACAAACATGCGTGCCGAATTTGTATTTTTGTCCTCGATGGTGCGGGATAGAGTAAATATGAAGTCGGCCACGAAACATTTGTTAAAAGCTTCAGAAATACTCTCCATTGTAATAACTTCTGCATTTAGGCCGCCACGATTAGTTTGTGATGCGGTCCAAATAGGGCACCTATATTCCTGAGCCATTCCACGAAGATCCTCGTAGATAGACTCCAATTCGATCCTCTTTTCTCGATAATTGCCAGTACACTTAAGCAAATCGCCATAATCTACAATAATCATTCCCACCTCAATACCCCGGGTCTTTAATTTATGTAAATGGTTCTTTAAGGTTACCACGCTAGCAGACTTTGTTGGATATTCTTTTACGATGATGTTGCCTTTAAGATCCTTAATTTTCTCATAAATTTCATCTTTTCGCTCGTAAAGGTCCTTCAAGTGAATGCCAGTTAAACAAGAGTCGTATCTTGAAGCCACCACAGTATCACCAAGTTCTAGTGTGAAGTGTACTACCGTTTTACCCGCCATCAAGGCTTGTGTGCCTAAATGAACAAGCGCCATAGATTTGCCTGCGCCAGTTGGAGCAATTACAACTCCAAGTTCGCCTGAACCTAGACCGCCTTTACACAATTTGTCCACCAAACTCCAGCCGGTCGAAACAGGACTACGCAACTTAACAACAAACCTTTTTTCAAAATCCAATTTATAATCATAACCATAAGAATTATCGGATCCAAGCTTTAAAGCGTCATTAATCAACAGTGAGATTTCATCAAAGGATGCCTTTTGAAGCAAATTGGCAGACTTCATTAAAGCCTCCTTCAGTTTCTGCTTTCTACAAAAATCTAAGGCTGTGTGCTTTACATAGTCTTCATCCTCCACTGCAGAATTCGCATAGATTTTAGCGAAGTACACTCTTATCTGCTTTGTCAATACTTCATTGTCTTCATCCAATTCTGTGCGTAAAACAGCAGCAAAAGTCTTCGCAGAGGGGTGTGTCTCAAATTTATTTTTATATTCAAATAACTTTTCAACAAACGCTTGTAAGTACTTTTGCTCTAAAAACTCAACCTTGAAAACCTCACCCAATTGGTCACAGAAAACACGGTCTTCAAACATAATTTGAACCAAGTTTTCTTGGAAGTTTTTCCCAAATTTTGAAAAATCTTTATTTAGCATTGGCCATCCTTATCCGGTTCATAGAAGTGTAAAGATCTTCCCAATTCATCGCGGCAAACCCATCCCGCATCATCATTTTAATAAATTCAGTGCGAGCGAACTCTAGTGGATAGTTCTCTACTGACTCTTTAATCCCCCTTGTATTTTGAGGAGATAGAAAGACTGTTCCCAGATTCATAACTTTATAGTTTTCTTCGATCAAACTTTTGTGCTCTGTTATCTTTTCCCAAAATCGGTCTTCTACTATAGCAGATTCGAACACATCTTGCAAGAGGCAATCTTCTTTGTTCTTCAAAAAAGGCATTCTTTTCGCCACTGTCTTAAGACCCACGCCTTTTACGCCGGGAAGGTTGTCACTCTTGTCTCCCACGATAGCTCTCGCAAGTGCGAAGTTTGATGGGTGAATGTTATATTCTTCTAAGATGTTATTTTTATTTAGAAGCTGTTTCTGCGTTGGTCGAAGAAGAAGCGTTGTATCATCCAAGAGTTGAAAGTAATCTTTGTCGCTTGAAACAATTACCTTTTGCTTGTGCTTAAATCTCCTTACCAATGCCCCGATGATGTCATCTGCCTCGGAGTAATCAATGTTAATTTGGCAAACTGGCAACTGATTAAAGTATTCAGCCAATCTGATCATCTGCCAAATCTTATTTTGTGCCTCTTGTTGCTCTGTTAAGTTCTTAACACTTCGATTAAGCCTGATGGGCTTTCTCCCTTCTTTGTATCCCTTGTTAATCTTTCTTCGCTTGGATGAGCCTTCGCGGCCATCCCAACAAATATAAACCTGTGTTGGTTTAATCTCCCTACATAACTTTTGTAAAATTTTTAAAGAGCCTTTGATCCCTCCAATTGGCTGGCCATTTGAAGAAAGCGAAGGATCTACAATGTATGCCCTATAATACATATTCAGCATATCCACGATCATAATTCTGTCCATAAAAAAACCCCTGATAGAAGCTATATTCTATCAGGGGTCATCAAACAAGTCAAGTGAATTTTATCTACCTTGACCACGATACGGCTTTTTATACATCTTCGATCGCTTATTGTGGTACCTTTTCGTAAACTTACCACACCCTTGCCGCGTTTTTTTGCGCGGACCACTCTTCTTAATAGTTGCAGCAGAACCTATTTTCATTAGTTTTTATCCTCCTTTTCTCCATAAAACTCATCAGCAGTTCCCAATCTCTTATCGAACTTCATCACGACTTCATGTTCCAACAATTCAACAACTCTATTATAAAATTTCTCATTGTCCAGCTTATTGATCCAGTCTTTAGTCTGGAATTTATCGACCTTGCCGTCAGCATACTTTAAAGTAAACCATGCGCCGGCATTAGTTAAATGCTCTGACGATTTGATTGCTTCAAACCAACTTTCTTTATCCATAATCTTTACTTCGGCGCCACCCCAAACAATTTTAAAATTACATTCGCGGCCCTGAGTTCCGAAGCGACTCTTTTCAATTTTTGCCTTCACTTCAGTTCCAATGCGGAATCCCTTATCGTCATAGATAAAACTCTTCTTTCCTTTCCGCGCTGTGAGCCACACACGCAGAGAATACGAATAAGCTAGGGCCTTACCCCCCGGCGTGAAATACGGCGTCACCATGGCCTCTGCTGGGCGTCTGGTGATGTTTGTTTTCAACTGGTTTAGAATCAATAATGTTGATTTGGTGTTAGCGATTGGTTGAATCAGTTTAGATAAACCCTTAGAAAGGATACGAGGCTTTACTGCCATCGTTGATAAGGGGTTAAAGTCTGATTCAATATCACTAATAGATGGTGTTAAAGCCATCGAATCCCAGATAAAAAGCATCTGGCTATCATTATTAGATAGTAAACTTTCAATCGTTTCCAGCACAAACTCTACAGAACTTGCCTGAACATAAAGCAGCTTCTCCACATCGCAACCAGCATTAGCTAAAAACTCTGGGTCGATTGCGCTCTCTGAGTCGAAATAGATTACATCAATTCCCAACCTTTGAGCATTGCCGGCAATTTGAGCAGCCATGTAAGATTTACCAGTTGCTTCCAAGCCGGCAATCTCACTTACTTTACCTACGGGAATACCACCCCAATCTCCTCTTTTAACAATGCCATCCAGCCACTTACAACCAGTTGGTATGAATTGAGAAACTTCTGTTGGATTATCGTCTGATAAAGAAAAGGCGACACTCATGCCGGCTTTTTTATTAATTAATTTTTTCATGTCGGCAATTGAAAGCCGACCCGATGTTTTTGTCATAAATTACTCCAAATAAAAAAGGGGTGCCCCCGAAGGGGCACCCACTACTAGCAAACCTAACTGGCAAGAAGGTCTTGAAAGGCTTCATCTACCGATGAGGCTTTCTTTGTCGTGGAAGCTGCCGGTTCGGCAGAGGCTTCACCATCTTCTCCTAACAAGTGTTTATCCAACAGCGCGCCGACATCTTCAGTGCTCTTCACTTCAAAAAGCTTATCAAAGTCTATATTGGTGTCAAGCACCTCCTTCAACAACTCTGTGTCTGAAGTGGACGGCGATGGATGACGACGTGCGGTAATGTTAGTTGAGGGAAACATGGCACCGGGTGCCTTTCCATAAACCAGAACCAAATCAGTTCCATTTTGTGGATCTGTAATGTCTCCGTAATCGGGGTTTAGAACTAGTTGAAGCAAATTCTCATAAACAGTTTTGCTGTATCCCCAGACCTTTACACCTTCAGCCTCCTCTCCGCGAGCCAAGACAGGCGAGAAGAAGCGACTCTTTGCCACCATCTTACGAGCCATGTTGCGGCTTTCGTCATCGCCGTTATTATAGAGCTTGGAAACAAAATCACAAACCGGACATTCATTTCCAAAATTCTTTTTAGGACACAGAAAACCCCCCTTGGTGTCTCCAATGTTATAGTGAAAATGGAAATGCTTAAAGGGATCTCCATCTGCTGTTGGGAGAATGCGAATAACACTCTCTCCATCCTGCGGCTTCCAGAACCGCGTGTTACCGTTGCCGCCCTTATTGTGTAGGTCGGCCAACTTCTTTCTCATTTTTTTAATATCAATAGCCATTTATTCCTCCGTTTGGTTTTGACTTGTTTGAACTACATTTGTGAATGCTTCTACATAAACATGGTTAGTTTCCCATTCTGATTCTACAATCTTGAATGAGCAAGAAGCATCATCTCTTTTCAATTGATCATTTATTTTCTCGACTAAACCCGGCGTCTGCAGGGAGTCATGATTCA